ATCTGCTCCAGGGTAAAAGATCTTCCATAATGCTTCCAATATCTTATTTGAAAATGTGTTGTGACTAGCATCCATTTGAGTATAATCTTTCATCTTTATTTCTTTCTCCCAGTCACATTTTTCACACCATGCTTGCCATAACTCAAACTCAGTCTTTCCCGCTGCCCAAATAATGTTTGGTCTTAACGACTGCAACAACGCTTTCATGGCAAAACGAAACACTGGAGAAAACAACAAATTAATCACTTTTTCGGAAGCCACAACTGGCTGACCAGTTTTAGCCTCATTATCATCCTGCACTTTACCTTTGAGCACGGCATCAAGCCCTTTCATCTTAATTTGTGTCTTCAAATGTTCGTGCAAACGTCTGACAAAACCCCTTATTGTGATCATTTCATCGTTGACATTCATATTGAGGACCCGCTTAAATTCGTTCCAAGATTCTGCACCAAATTCCTCAATGACACGACGATCCCACATTGCATTGTACTTCTTCATATCTATGTAACTTTCCATAAAATTCTCTACCAATGCACTGACCGAACCCTTATACTTCATAACTTTTCGTTCAACATTCTGATTAACAATTAATCTTTCAGCCACTGTTGCAATATCTTGAAGGTCCGAACTAACCCAATCTCTCAAACCTTGAGCCGTCTCTGACAAAGTATGAATAACCCTACTGGAACCAACAACCTGATCCAAATTAACCTTAATTTTCGCGGGAATTATTGGTCGAAATGCTGATGCATTTGTGTTTGGTTCCGGAAGTGAAGGGGTCACATCCATAAGTGTCACCAAATCAGGCTCTAATTTAGGTATTGGAGCTTTCTTAAGCTTCTGTGGCTTGCTGGAAGTTGGCTTAAAAACAGTGAAGTCAGGAGCATATATTGAAGCATCAAATTCAGGTAATCTGTTGTCAGGTGTATTATTTTTCATTATTGGACCACCAATATGTCGAAAAGGATTACTATCAACTCCCAATGCCACCAATATTTGACTGAAATCAGACTTGCTGCATAAAAACAACAAATTATGTCGACATCTTGTTATTCCAACATAAAGATTAGGCAAGAAATTCAGGAAATTATTCAAAGCCGTCATATCTGGAAGGTATATTGCTGCGGTTTCCATGGAACTCCCTTGATTGACTCTGATCGAAGATGCTATCGCAGCGATATTAGCATCAACATTATTAGACGGAATCATAACAGTGATACCCATTTGTTGAACCTTCTGAATGTTAGAGGGATCCAAGCGTCGTAATGAAAACGGTTGAAATGGCCTTGCTGATATTAATTTTGCTCTTTTCTCCACATGATTGGCAATAGTTGTCAAGGCCCCTCCAAATCTATAAGTCACATTTAATGTTGTCACTGTCCTAGGATCGATCATGTTATTAGTGAGCAACTCTGACATATGCAATTGAAAGTGCGTCGCGTCAGTTCCAGTATAATTCCTTTCATCCAACTCCATCTGATTAATATCAGATGCACTAATGAAGTGTGAGGACGGGAAGAATTGGGATAAG